CTTTGGTATTCACGGTGGTCCTGAACTGGATTGGATGAACGCCAACGATCCTGCTAATAGTTTTGGCAATAATACTGTGCTCCGCAACACAATGTTTATCAACGGTGGTGGTCTTTATATTGGTATGAACGAAAACGGTGTTGCTAATGTGCCTACCGCAGTTTGGAGATTTAATCCCGACGGCACTATGCAATTCCCAGCTAATACAATTAACACGGCTGGACAATTAAGTATAAAATCATTTGATTCATTATTAGATATACAATCGGCTAATACTACTGTTGGGTCAGGCGGAGAGATTTTATTAAACTCTGGATTTACAGGTCCAACCTCTGCTGGAGTAACTATAGCGGCTTATGTTGATGGTACCTTACCAGCTCTCAAAGAATGGGTTTTTGGCGCAGATGGTAATTTAACTGCTCCGGGTGATATAGACTTGTCGGGTAATATAAACTTTACTAACAATTCAGCAGTACAACAAAGTTCAATTGTAGTAAATCCATTCCGTACAATAGAGACTGTTACATTATCTGCAAATTCACAGAACAATGCTACTTTACTAACACTAGAAGATACTGGCAATGTAAATTTAAGAGCATGGCAAGATATCAATCTTAATACATATACACAAACAACCAACAACAATTTTAAATTTGATGCTAGCGGTAACTTAACTATTCCTGGCAATATCAGTGGTAGTGGTTCTAATGGATTAATGATAAGTTCAAATGGTAATGTAATTCTTAACAGCAAAGGTGCTGAGTTTATATTTGATGCCCCTGCAGGTAATTTTTATCTTCCTAACCCAGGTGGTGCAATTGTTTTTGCTGATAATTCAGTACAAAATACTGCCTACATTCCTACACAAGCAACAGGTAATTGGGAACTTGTACCCGGAGTTAACTCAGCAAACATTAGTGTACCGTTAAACGGTACTTACTCTATATGGGTTAGAGGAAATATTCCAAATGGTATTGTTACATATACTGCTACTGCGGTTGTGACTAATACCAATGTACCGGTATTAGGTACTAGTTATGGTTGGTATTATGCAGTCGGCAATGCATTAGTGCTTAATTCGATACCTACACAGTTTGTTGGCACGTTAAACAATATCAGTAATGCTGTAGTTGCAACTACAACTGCCAATGTGTTTGAATTTAGTATTACTAACAATAGTGGTGCTAATGCAGTTGTAAATTGGGGTTACACTAAACTTTAACAGTTAGTTAAGCTAGATATAAATATAAATATATATAATTAAAAGGTAATCAAAATGCAGATAGGATCAGGCGTAATCATAAATTCAGGGGCATTGCTAGGAGCTAGTGCCACACTAAGCGGCCCGGTATTTTCATACAACATAGGAAACTCAATGAGTTTTAGTGGTCAGGGTATGGACTTACAAAATGGTAATTTTAATGGTAGTCCACCAAATAACGGTACTAATCAAATTTTTGATATATCAGCAGATTATGCCAATGGCGAATATGGTAATTTAGGATTATACCTAAAGTTCGGAAGTAATAGTAATATAACGGGTAGTGACTATATAAATCATGGACCAATAAGTTATCTTACATTTGACGGCGGCACTAGTGGTCAATATGTTGCTAGTGATTCTGTTAATGGATTTGACATACCATCAGGTAGCAATTATACAATCTTTTCAGTAGTACGAGTAAATAATTTTGGTGTGGGTAGTGGCGGGTCTAGCGGATGGGCAGGCGGTATTGTAGGCGGTAATAACACACAATTTGGATTTGTTCCGCCAAACACAGTAGGATTTGTACCTAGCAATTATCCTTCATTGGTAGCGTCTAATAATAACCTATCATCTGGTGTAGTAGATGCTACTACTGAATTTCAACCTAACACTTGGTATGCTGTAGCAGTTACATATGATGGTGCTATGCAGACTATGAAGTTATATGTCAATGGTGTTCATACTTCTACTGGTACAGGTATAACACCATTTAGTGGCAATGAACCTCTATACTGGGGTACATGGGAAGGATTCAACTGGTTAAACGGAGACCTTGCTGTAATGAGTGCATGGTCTAGAACATTAAATCCTAGCGAAATTACTAGTTACACTACAACCTACGGTGCACCATATGGCATTGCAAGTACAAGCCAAAATAATGATATGCCTACACAAACATATAGTCAGTTGTTCTCTGAGCCTGGAATATACCAATGGACAGTACCAGCTGGTGTGACAAGTATCAGTGCAGTAACGGTAGGCGCCGGCGGTGGTGCAACACAGAGTTCATACTCTACACCCGGTGGAGATACATATATCAGTACAATATGGAATCAAAGTTCAGTTGGGTTATCTATAAATCAATCAGGTAGTAATTCAAATCAATTGATATTTGATTGTACAAGTGGTCCTAATAGCTTAATTTTAGGCAATGTAGCGCAGGATTGGTTGGTTACAGGTACTCAATTAAATAATACAGAAGCCAATAGAGCATTAATCCAAGGTAATGTTTATGCAATAGTTACAAGTGTAGATACAAATGACTTGGGTAATGTTATTGTTACTCTTAATACAAATATTGATAGTTTTACTTCTGGAGATATTTTTTACTTTCAAGGTCAAGGTATCTTAGGTGCACAGGGTGGACGTGAAGCAACAGATAGTCATTATACTAACAACAACGGCAACGGAGAAAGCCCGGGTCCTAGAGCAATACCATTACTTGGTGGTATAGGTGGCATGGGTGGTGTGATTGACCCAACCAAAAGTTATCCAATTGGTGGTGCTGGTGCAGGAGGTTATGGTACGATTGATCCTATCATAGCATTTGATACCAATCAAACGTATGTGTATGAAGATGACGGAGATGAAAACACTGGTATAGCAAATATTGTATTAAATTTAACTAATAACAATCTATCAGTAACAGCAACAGCAAACAATAGTGGATATCATGCAACTGCGACCGGTACATATGGTATAACAATCGGTCAAGGTGTCATGTTTAGTTTAACTGTGAATTCTAATGCCGGCGTTGACCTTCAGGGTCTTGGCATTGGTAATTATAATGCTAATCTACAGATACCAGTTGGCTCTGATGCAAACAGTATAGGTATATATAACAGCGGTAATGTTTTTAATAATGGAACAAACATAGGTCAAGGTAGTGTTACATTTACTACAAATAGCGTAGTTGATTTAGCAGTAGACAATGACAATCGTTCTATTTGGTATAGAGTTAACGGTGGTGCTTGGAATGGAGATGCTAATGCCAATCCATCATTAAATACAGGTGGCTTTAGCTTTAGCTCACTGACAGGTACAAATTGGAATGCCAACTTGTACTTGATGACCACACAGGGTAGTGCAACTGATATAGGTCAATGGTCTATTAATCCTACTAGCAGTTTTACGGTACCAAGTGGGTTTACATTTATTGCAGGTAATGCAAATGCAGGTTCAACCGGTGGTGACGGATCTAGCCCTAGATGTCAAACTGCTAGAAATGGTCAAGGCATTGCTGGATCAGGTGCAGGTGGAGGTGGGCGTCATAATGACAGTGGTACCGGTGGCGGGGGAATAGGCTTATATGGTAGAGGTGCGCCAGGAACTAAAGGTACATGGAAGTCTGGTAATGATTTAAATGGTAGTGGATACCAAACTAGTGTGGCGCTTGGTGCTACCGGTGGCAGTACTCTAGGTAATTCAGGTACACAAGGTGGCCAAGCTACAGTGTGGAACGGTGGTAGAGGTGGATGGCCAGGTGGCGGAGGTGGTAGTGCTACAGGTTACTGGAACGCAGGTAACGGTGGTGCATTAGCGTATAAAAATACCATTGCAGTGACACCCGGCAATACTTATCAAATTATAGTTGGTCAAGGTGGTTGGGGCGGAGGTACTGGTAATGATAACTATACTAACGCAGGTGTAGGTGGTGGAGGCGCAGTTCGTATTGTATGGCCTGGTGATACCAGAACATTCCCAACTACTAATGTTGGTATTGATCCAGCAGGTCCAAGTTCATTTACTATTGCAACAAATGATTTCAATAATGCAAGCACTACCGGTATGACTGCAAACTACAGTGGCGGTTATGTAGTTAGTTTAACCACTAATAGTGGTAGTAATATTATAGATAGATATGTCAATCTATACGGATTAGTCAACAATACACTAGCACAAGATATCACTGCCGTGTATAGACAAGCAGGTATGACTACTTTTGGTACACTACAATATAGTGGTGCTACACCTAATCCAAACATATTCAACGCATACATATTCAATGTTACTTGGGCTGACAACAGTACAGGTAAAGTTAGAATGAGTTGGAATGCAAATGATGGTGAGATAGTATTATCTATCATAGATACAAGTTATACTGATTGGCAAACAGCAAACCCAGCTAGCGTTGGTAACCCTAACCCAGTACTGGGCGGAACATTTAGTTTCCCCGCAACATTTACTCCATATACACCATTGATTGAATCAAACGGTGTTGCATGGTGTTAATCAAAGGATAAAGATATGATATTCAATACAAATTTTAATACAGCAGAAGTAGAGGCTACTAAGCAATTATTTAAACAAAATGCTCAAGCACAACGATTGGCACTTAAACAAGCGCCTAAATTAGCAAAGCCAACAAAGGAAAAGAAATGAGTCAACCATTCGGAGTTCCCCCAAGCGGAATACAAGTAGGAGCAGGCATTAGTTTTGGTGCTGGCATTGGGTTGGGTGCGACACCAACAAATTCATTTTCACTAAGTTCAACAGACTTTACTATTTCCTATGGTGGCACAGGTATTAGTCCTAACGGTAATACAGGATTTACCACTACTGGGCAGTATGGTCCAGGAGAAGCATTTTGGGCGCCTAGTTTAAGTTTAAACAACGGCGGTAGTCCTGCCAAACTTGCTGAACTTCGTGCGTTCTGGACCAACAATGGATTGAATACCAATAGCAATACCTATATGTTTAATGTTGCTTGGGGAGCCGGTAGCACACTCGGTTCAGGTGTGGTTATTATGGATTTTTATGACAACGGTGACAATGACGCAAATTTGGATATGGGCGTGGTTGATACTAGTAATCCTATCTGGCAAACTTCTGGAACTGGTTACTACGACGGTCCTATTTACACATTGGCAGGAACTTGGAACTTACCTGCTACATTTACAATAATCACACCTAATATCGTTAACAATAATCAATGGTGCTAAAATAAACAAGGATAAAAAATGAGTGGAATAACAATAACAAGTGGAATTATAATAGACGGCGGTGCAACGTTAGGTGCAGGTGCACCTGCACCCATCGTTAGTGGTAGTGTAGTGTTTAATGGTAGCAACCGTTTACAAGTACCCAATAACACAGCATTCAGTCAAGACAGTGGTGCTTGGACAGTAGAGTGCTATGTGTACCCCACAAACGGCACACAAGGGTATATTTACATGCAAAATACTAGTGGGTTTTTGGGACTGGTATACGGTGGTAATACATTTAGCGTAGACCAATCAGGTGTTGGATTTCAAATAAATTCACAAAATGGTTTTCCAATAAACAACTGGTATCATGTGGCTATGGTCTACGACGGTTCTGGTTCAATATCACTTTTTGTTAATGGTGGGTTTCAAGGCAGTGCCGGTGTTAGTGGTTTAGTAGGATCACTAGCAACAACTCAAATTGGATCGTACACTCCAGGTGGCAGTGATCCTTTCAGAGGAAATGTTTCAAATCTGCGTGTGACAAAAGGCGTAGCAGTTTATACTGGTAATTTTGTAGTGCCATCTGCGCCATTAGCAACTACACAAGGTTCTGGTACAAATATTTCAGCAATCACTGGAACACAATGTCAATTGTTATTGAATACAGTTGCTCCTAATTACTTTGATGATACTTCAGCAAATGCATTCACAGTTACAAATGTTAATACAGTAACAACAAGCACAACAAATCCATATGGTAGTCAGTTGACATCTTTTGTTATAAAGTTGTCAGATATTGCAAGTCCTAGCATTTTTAATAACTTAGGAGTTTATTCAGGTTCAGGATCTTGGGATATTAATGTGCCATTCTTTGGCAGCTACGATGGCAGCATAGCTACTGCTATACTATTTGGTTCGGCATCTCCTGGTGTGACAGCACAATGGGTAGCGAACTGGACCAATGCCGGGTATGATTATAACACATATTCATATGCTTGGAATGCAACTTGGGCTACAGGCGGTACGGGTGTGGTAAGAATGAAATTGAACCCCAATGGTGGCACTGAGCAGATATTCATTGTGCCTATAGACACCTCATTCCAAGATTGGCAGATTACTCCGACAGACCAAGTTCCTGCATTGCAAGGAGTGTTTACATTACCTGTAACATTGACACCGTATATACCAACAACGACACTAGGTGGCTCTGGTAATTGGTGTTAAATGATAACACATCGTCCTGCTAACACAAGGGGCAATCCACGTGCCCCTTTTATAAACAGTTATAGAACATTTAGCTTCCCTAGTTATTATGATAGTCGCTATATGAATTTTAGCGACCTTCAAACAATTAATGATGACCGTGTTCAGTATAGTTGGCAAGTACCGTGGCACGAACACAAGAACATGGAAATTTTTGGCTATGTAGTTGAAGGTAGTAGCCATCATATTGACAGCTTAGGGAATGATGTAGAGGTGCCAGCCGGCGGTGTACAGCGTATGAGCAGTGGTCGTGGTATAAGTCATACTGAAGGTAACACAGCAGATACTCCAAATCGTTACTTACAACTTTGGATAAGACCCGACGAGTTTGATACTGAACCCAGACATGATTGGCATCAGTTTACTAGAGAAGACAAGCTAAACACATTCTGTAACATCACAGAAAAACTTCCAATCAAACAAGATACAAGACTACTAGCAGGTATTTTTACAAGTGATTATACCTACCAATTGGACACTTTGCGAAAATACTACTTGTATGTTGTTTCGGGCGTAGCTACAATAAATAACATAGAGTTGATAGAAGGTGACGGCCTAAGTTTTACTAGAGAATCAATCATGACAATAACAAACAGTAACGAATCAGAAGTTATTCTGTTTGACTTAAAAGGAAACATATGAAACAAGATTCAAGAACAATAATAGATATAGAACAGGATCCGGGATTACATCGTAGACCGGGTATTCAAAAAATAACTCCTTTTAAATTACCATTTGATATTCCTAAATATCATTGGGCTAAACAACCTGAAGATTCACGTGATAAACCATATACATTATCTTCTGTTGCTCAACCTAATGTTGTTGACTTACGTCCTTACTGTTCATCAATAGAAGACCAAGGCAATCTAGGTAGTTGCACTGGTAATGCTATTGCAGGTGCAATTGAGTTACTAGACAAACGAGCAGGTAAAAATCTTGATGTAAGCCGTTTGTATATCTATTATTATGAAAGATTATTTGAAGGTACTGTGAATTATGACAGTGGTGCTTATATTCGTGATGGTATGAGAGCAGTATACAACTACGGTGCTCCAACTGAAAATTTATGGCCCTATGATATTACTAAATTTAGAACACAACCTTCACAACAGGCAATCACTGACGGTGCAAAACGTAAGGTAACATTGTATCAAGCAGTGGCAAATCATCAAGGTTGTCTAGATGCATTGGCAAATGGCTATCCTGTTGTAATTGGATTTAGCGTGTACAGTAGTTTTGAAAGTGCTACGGTAGCACGAACAGGTATTATGCCTTATCCAAATACCAGTAGAGAACAATTATTAGGCGGACATGCTGTATTGCTTGTAGGATATGATAAGACCAGACAGGTTTATATTGTACGTAATAGTTGGGGTACTAGTTGGGGAGACCGAGGTTACTTCTATATGCCATTTCAAGTAATTCAGAATACACAAATGAGTAGCGATTTTTGGATCATCAAATCGGTTAGTAACCCGTAAAAAAGCCCCACTTAAGGGGCTTGTATTTAGGCTACGGACACTTTGATTTTTTTCTTTACAGTATTTTTAATTGGTTTTTTAACAGAACCTAACATGTATACCGCATACTTGTAGAGACACATTGTAGGAATGTTATCCCAATATTCTTCAAGATAAAAAGGGCAATTACCGACCCAGCGATTGTTTTCAACAAAGTATTTTAACTCTAGTAAATCCTCAGTTTTTGAAGGATCAAAAAGTCTACGATTTGACAACAATTTTAAATGACTGTAATTCATTATTTTCCTTAAGAAATAGGGGCCGTAGCCCCTTTAATTATTCTTGAATTGCAGATAAGACTTGTTCAGGTGTAACTTCTTTGGTTACTTTCTTAGTACGAGCCTTGATAGCATCAAGTGAAGGCTTAGTCACTGCCTTAACTTTAACTTCACCTTTGTTTGCTTCCTTCATTTTGTCAGCAAGACAATCAGCGATAGTTGCCTGGTCTCCGGCACTTTGAAATTCAGCATGTGATGCCAAATACTTAAGTGCCTCGATTTTTGTCATTTCACTAGGCAACTCTACCAAGTCAATGCGTGATGCACCACCTTTAGTGAATTGCTTGATACGACGGACCATATCATCAGTAAAACGAACCTTAGTGTTACTATTGTGAGTAGTAAGACCTGCGACTTTGAACAATTGATTAGCCATTTTTAGTTTCCTCTATAAGATAAGCTAAGTTGATAAAAAATGCAATGACATATTGCACAGTATAATGATAACATAAAGGGCTTTTATTGTCAACCACTTATGTTACCAAAATCTTTTAAACTGCGTTTGCAGATTCCGACAACATCAAAGGACCATACATTCCTTTTAACAGCTGGGTAGCCATATATGTGTTGTCAGCTTGAATTGTAACCCTAGTGAATCCTGCACCGGGTTGTGTAGATGTTTTGACAAGTGCCCAAAAAGTTTTCATACAGTGCCTTTTAATGTGAATTTACCAAGAACATTTTTAGCGGCAGACAAGTTTTTGGTAGCTTCATCAGCATCAAAAATTTCTGCAATTTTAGTGCCAATTTCAGCCCTAGCTTTTTGCATGATGCTAAGTGCATAATTAGCCTCTTCGTCACTAACAGTAGTGTACCAATTTTCAAATTCATCCTGATTCATTTTAGTAATGAATTGAAAATATTTTGTTTCATTGGGATTCATTCTTCAACTCCGAAATGTTTCTTTACATTATGTTGAGCCATAGCAAAACTTGTTTTGTCTGTACTATGCTCTGCCCATTCATTATATTTGGCAATACATTCCTTCACAATCAACTCAGCGAACTCTCTTAATGCCTCAGTAACATTGTCGGTTGTTGAGTCCGGAGCAAGTATTTCAAGCCTGCTTTCGGATACATAAAATCCAGCCTGTTCTGCAAGGATGTTAATTCTGTCATTCATTCTTCAACTCCAAAATGTTGTTTAATTGCCTTACCGACACCAAGAGTAACACCTTCAACTTCTGAATTATGTTCGTCGGCAAATTCAGCACATTCTGCCACAATCAACTGGGCGAACTTTATTTCCGCTGGGCTTAGTGCCTTTTCGGAAGAATACTTGATACCTGCTTGTTTGGCAATTTCTAATATTCGTTCGTTCATCATTATGCTTCCAACACGTAGTGTTTATTCCATTTACCAATGTTGAGGTCAACATAGTAAGCGGTATCAAAGTAATCGGTCATTGCATCACTACGGTCGTACCAATCAGCACCCTTAAGAGCCTTGAAAGCCTCTGTCAAGAATTGTTTGGAAACACCTGAAAAGTGATCCTGAAACCAGTAGGGGTTAACATCAATTGAACCTACTGCCATGCGGTCACCTCTAACAGTATTAACTGTTTCGTTGAAGTTACCAATGAAATCGATTTTACCTGACTTTACGGTCAAGCAAATAGTCATGTGATTGCGAACAGACAAGCTACCGTTGACACCATATTTTTTAAGAATAGGTTTAAGAATAGTTGCGATTTTTGCTTTGCGTTCCTGATTCATGTAAGCCATTTACTATCTCCGTTTGTTGATTCAATATAAGTATTATATGCCCAAACCGATTTATTGTCAACCTTTTAACCGTGTTGTTTAAAAACAACAAATTATTGCTTTTCTGTAAGGTTTTTCAAGGTTTCTTGGGATTCTAGTCTAGAAAGGACCAAATCATAGATTAATTTGAACCCCAAAAGGACAAATAATGTTGCAAATGCGTATTGTAATACCTCTGCCGGTACTGTATATATAATTAATTGAAGTGCAATAGAACCAAAGATTATTGAAAAAATAATGGTTACAGTTTGTAAAAGTGCTTTTTGTTTAAGTGTCATGATATTTCCTTTTGTTAATTAATCACCAGAATCAATTTGGTAGCTTTCGCTACAATGTACACAGGTATATTGTGTCAAACAACGACCTACATTTTTGCTTGAATAACTATGAGTACAGGGTATACCATCGGGTCTAAGTTTTACGTTACCTCTGGCGCTACCGTACATGTATTGTCCACCACAATTACTACAACCAAGTGTGTCAGTTTCCTTATCGTATCCTGCCATAACATGCTTGTATTTGTTATCACCGGCAGGTACTCTAAGTGCTCCGTTGCAAACTGGGCATGTGCCACGTCCTTGTTCCATAATTACTCCTCGACTTTGTTGCGATGTTTTTGCTTGCGATTGTAAAGAGTCTTATCCTTCACAACCTTAGGTGTAAAGGGAGTGTTGTGTGAAAACAACACATAATGGGCCCTAGTTTTTGGGGCTTTAACAGTAAAGGATAAGATTTCTTTTTTCATGTAAGTATTATAGCAGTACCCGTATTTATTGTCAACCTTGGATGTTTTCCTCACCTATAACAAATGATACACCTTTTACCTTTTTAATAGTAAAACTACGCCATTCCGATTTTTCTAAATCATAAACCTTAAGTGCTGTGGTGTTTTCTTTGCGAGTCTTTGCCCCTTCTTTTAATTCAGCCTTAGGCTCTACCTTAGGTAGCAAGTCAGGATTTAGTGTGCAATACATCACACGTTCAGTACCATCGGCTTTGGTAAAAGTAACATTTACCTTTTCTGTACGTAACATACCTTTTAACCAATCAGTAAAAGTGTCCCATTCTGCATCAGTCCATGTGGAGCTTTTTGTATTATCTAGCATTTATATCTTCCAATGTTGTAAAAAAGTTTTTGATTTTTGTTTCTTCTTCCCACCCACTACCATATTCATTTCGTTCATCACACAATGCCAATGCCTCTTCTTTAGAGACAACACGATGCCCAAGGATAATATCAGTTGGACGCAAATGTTCTTGACTAAACTCCTGTGCATCTTCCATAGTTACCGTATCCAATGCATACTCGGCTTTGCCCTTGGGCACTTCTACCATGTAACTTACTTTGAATTGACTAAGGGTTTCTACCAACACCCATTCAGTTTCCTGTGTCATAACTTCTTCTTTCTTAGTTAGTGTAAAACTACCATCATTATTGTCTTTCCAATCTAGGGTGTCACCCTCTTTCCAACCTAGTTCTGCTAACATGTCATCAGAAAGAGGCATAATCAAATCTCCTGTTACAGGATCTTCTTCTAATTTTACAGTATGTTTCATATGTCTGATACCTTTATAGTTGGTTTTGATAATTCATATTCAGCCCTACGCAATGCATGTGCCTTCTCACGTGCTTCCTCGCATGGATTGCACATTGTACGTATCCATCCACCACCTTTACGTTCACCAGGATTACCGCATTCTTCACACATGACACCACTCATGCTCTCTGCTAATGTTACCATACCTCTAATATAATCATCACCACCTGTGTAGTAAAAACGTAGTGTGCCAAACTTTTCTTTAACTTGGTCTAGTGTGACTTGTTGAGGTTTATTCGGTACATCACGAAACTCTGCTTTTTCAATATCTTCTTCAACACTCTCATATGTACCATCTGTGGGTGCCTCACCGTATGTATAATGACGAATCAATGCATTTTTATTACCATTTAATGCTTGTTTCAATGCACGATTGTATCGTAATGCATAGGCACGTTGTTTGCGTTTCCAATCAATATGATGCTGGATATTGCCCATGAGTTGATTTAGTAAATTATACCAACCATCTCCACATTCAAATCCCCAACACATGCAAGTTTCCTTCATATCCTTACTACGATTAACCATCATCTTTGGATACTTCTTGCACAATAATTCGTCTAATTCTAGTCTCATGATATCATCATCCTAATTAAACCTACACTATCAATAGTGACTAACAGTAAATAGTTAGCCAACATCCCAAATGATTTCCTAGTAAAAGCAGACCAAGCATACATAGCGCAACCACTGATCCAGATAGGATATAAAACAAAAAGAGGAGGATTGGGCACAGTAACTGCCATAGTGAAACTACAGCCAACGCTAATTGCCCATGCAAGTACTTCAACGAAAAACCTAAACGGGTGCGTTTTGTAATCATCTTTGATCCAAATAAAAATGCCTGTTAAAATATCATTCATAGTGATATTATATAACAGGCACTTTTAAATTACAAGAGTTTTTGGTTATTGATTGGGAACTAAAACAATTTTTCTTGTGTTTGTTTGCGGGTCAATCATTTCTTGCCAATGATAACCAACAGGTGGTTGTTGAATAACAGCCTGAGGTTGTGTGTAAACAACACTTGGTTGTTCTACAACTACAGTACTTGGACGACTAAGTTCATATCCAATTACTCCACCGATGATTGCAGGAGCTACCCAATTACCGCATCCATAACATCCGCCATGATAGTAACCTGGGTGATAACCACCTCGATATCCACCATGCCAATCAGCATGGGCAGTTGTCGCAATTAATCCTAATCCTAAAACAGTAGCTAAAAGAAGTTTTTTCATAATGATTTCCTTTCTTATGATACACTTATAACGTGTCAGCTTGTTGTTTCGTTGACACGGTGATGGTCGATTGCGGTTTGTAAAACAAGCTCCATCATTTTATTTAGTGTAATATCACGTTTATGTGCTTCCATAGACAATTGAAGAATCACATCTTCTTCCAAATCTACTTGAATTTGAACACGGTCATCAAATTCTTGACCATTGAAAATTGCAGTAGCCTTCTCTAACCAATCTTCCGATAATTCTAAATCAGACCAAACAGTATCGTCCCATGCATTGTTAGGATCAACTCCACGTTTAGTTGCTTCCTCAATATACGCATCTTTGAATGCAGGGTTCAACCAACGATAGGGTCTATATTTGTTTTCCTTGTCATTAATTTCCGCACAATAAATTACCTGTGTGTCTGTACTAAAAAGTACTCCTACATGTGCATATGGACTTTCGTAATCCATGAATCTAGCTTCAGGATAGCAGTTCCATTGATACTCACTACCACCTACAATTTTGTGGTCTAGTGCTTCATTGACATCTTTTAAAAACATTGATAACTCCTTTAGGTTAATGTGTAGTGTGATTATAACATTTTACCCTATTTGTGTAAAATGTTTTGGTTACTGAGTTTTTATTAGTCTAAGTGCGTATTCCACAGTAGCTGTATCCAAATGTAATTTTTTTGCTATTTCATTTGGACTAGCATCGTGGTAACGTTGTAATACTTCTCTAACTGTTAAAATCAAATCTTGTTGTGACATAATAACTCCTTTAAGGTGTTATATATACAACGCCTCAGACGGATGTTTCGTTGACAAGGTCACCCTTTAATGTTGCCCAAATATATTTTTTCTCTACTTCAGTAACATATTTGGTACGATGATTCATAAAATCATCACGCCATTTTTCAATAGTCTCATAACTACCCCAAGAATGTTTTGGGGCATTGTTTCTAATCCACATTGCTATCGCCCAAAAACATTGACGATTACCTATGTCAGCCGTATACAGGGCACGTTCATAATCACATGCCAACATGCTTTCAACAAAACCTCCCGGCGCCCAACCTTTAATTAAATAATGATGTAATGTTTGTTTGGTATGTTGTGGGATTTCCATACCCATGTAACCCGGTGGCAGGTTGTCAAAATCTATTAGGCTTTTCATACGAATGCTTTATATAAACCAATCAAACAAATTGATAGTCCCACAATGTTGGTAAGTGTCTGCGGTTTGTTTGCCACACGTAGACTCCAAATCAAATATATTCCACCACCTATCGCACCAAATAAAATATCAAATGGTCGATATTCAGGGAACACACTCATAATAGAGTACATGCACATGAATGAACATGTACCAGTCCATTGTAGGATATCATTTAATTTCATTTGTAAAAAGTTTCCTCAATTAGGATTGCTACCAACATCAAGAAAACAGGAGACAACATAATTGCAAAATTGATAAGTGCTTGTGACATTATTTTACTCCAAATGTGTTAAGTGAAGGTTGTAAACTGTTGATTAATTCTGTCTCACATTGATGAGCAGGACGCTTGCCACGTACAATTTCTACTACACCAAATATGAATCGTTCAGCACCACGCTCACGTAATGCACGTGATAAGCCCCAATTTTTGTTTTCAGTCAGGGCACGTTGCATGTGCTTTTGCATACGACGGGTAAGTGTCTTGCGAACATTACCGTTGTAGCAAAGAGCAGTTAAACCAATGTAGTACTCAAGTGTTACTGTATCTTGGATAAAGTAAATCACTTGATTTCTGTCAGTTCTGCGTTTACGTGTGATTTTCGAGTTCATAAGAGTATTATATACCCGAACCCATTTATTGTCAAATTATGGAATGTTGTATTTTTACAACAAAATTGTCATAAAAGTGTCATAAAATTGACACATTTTATGACTGTTTTTCCTCAGTTTTTGCAAGGTATTCGTAGTTTGTAGTGTCTACATTTTCACGTAGGATAATGGCTCCATTTTTCAAGTGAAAACGTCGGGCCATATTGGTTTTGGGACTTAGTGTCACAAACCTAGTTACACTAGGATATTGTTCTTGTATTCCTTTAACAGCCCTGAACAATAATTCCTGACCCTTACCTGACTTATAACTCCATATTGTGTAGAATATTGCAGTAGTAGGAACTTTGCTTGTTTGTTTTAATCCATCAACCGATTCAGGAACAAAATCATGAAAGCTAACACATACCATAGCCTCAGGATTTTTTTCTTCGTCAGTTAATGCCGCAACCATACGACCATCACTAACTCTAAAGTCGGTTGGTATTTCAGGTCTCACTGGGTCATCCTTAATGAAACTTAGTAGTGCGTGGGAAATGTCTCTAATGAATTCTAGCATAGCGTATTTATGATAAATTTAATAAATGATAATATTATTTAATTTTGGACAACAATTGTTGTACCAATTTGGTTCGTTCGTTTGGTGTTCTACTTCCCAACACCACAATATTGTACAGTTGATTGTTTTTACTTACTATCATGGTAATACAAAACCCTGCGGCATTAGTGAATCCTGTTTTAAGCGCCACAACGTTTTCAGTTCCAAAATAACTACTAGTGGGACGTGAGTGTAATACCATTAATTTTTTATTTTTTCTTACCAATATTGACAGTTCTTTTGTTTGTCCTGCATCTTTAAAAATCTTGTATTGAGATAACTCATTTGTCATAACAATCACATCACCAATGGTGCTATAGTTCATAGCACTAAGACCAGTTGGTTCTACAAAGCCTGTATGTTGTAAATTTAATTTTTTAGCATTTTGATTCATAGCCATGACAAACTGCACTTGCCCTCCTGGATAATTATCAGCTAGTGCAATGGCGGCAGTATTGTCGCTACTTACTAGTGCTAATTTAATTATATCTATCCTAGATAGTTCCATGCCTTTAGACAACCTACCATGTGTTTTGTTTTCAAATATAGTTAACTGTTCATTTAAATCTTGATTGGCTGATAACACGGTGTACACTGTCATCAATTTACTAATGCTAGCAATACTAACTTTTTCACAACACAATTGACCTTCTATCAATGTGTTGGTACTGGAGTTAAGTACTGCTAGATTAGTAGCCAATGCATTCAATGGAAACAATAACAATATAAACAGCTTACGCATTACATTGTAGGACCGTTACCATTTTTGAAACCAACTTCACCACCTTCTGCCTTGATTCGGTCTATGACTTCTTCAAATAAGATAGGCGCAAAGTCTGTATGTTCCACGCAAACACAATGATATCTTGGGTCAATCCATTCACGTTTACCGCGTGTCGTAAATTCATGTAATGTTTCAGCACGTTTCATTACACGGTTAGCATGTAAGTGACCGTGAATGTTGACGCCAAATCTACCTAAACTTTCTTCATGTATAGGTATATGACTTAATATCATTCCATTCATCACGTGATAAGCACGTAATTCACGAAAGTGTAATCGGTAATCATCATCACGAAAAATGTCATGGTTACCACGGATTAAAACTTTATCACCGTTTAACCGATGCATAATCTTTAATGCTTTCCTGTTGATAACAACGTCACCTAAGTGATAGACTTTGTCCGTTGGCTTTACTTTTGCATTCCAACGTTCTACCATAGCCTCATCCATTTCATCTGGATCAGTCCATGGGCGTAACTTTGTCACACCATCGTTTCTTGTAAAGCGGCAGACACCTGCGTGACCAAAGTGCGTGTCGCTGACTAAAAATACACTAGGCATCTTGCCCTCCTTTCTTGTTGTACATACTATGTTTTTCTACCCATAGCCTGTAGAGTTCTTCATCTAACGGTGTATCTATCCACTGTTTTAATACGTCAATTAAATTACCATTGATTATATCTTCAAATTGAACAATCTTGTTAAAATTAGTCCTAGCCCATCGAAGCCAATTCAGTCGCCGAGGTTCTATGTTCACTCTATGTTCTTTATGAAATTTTAACACACCCGACATATTAAAGTCAACCTCTAGATTTCTTTTTGTTGTATATTCAATGAATTTGGTATCATCAATTATTATATAATCATACTGTTTTAATTTTATTTGATTTTTACCCATGTCTATATAGTGGGGTGTATATGAATCTGCAACCGATAGATATTTTTCATTGCATTTAGCTAGACATTCTATTTTTACCTGTTCTTTGTCTTCTGGACTTAGACTGGCGTAATCCTCATGATAGTCAATAGTTCGGAGTTGCAGTCGTGGACTATTGTCATTTGCATACATGTGCATTACTGTAGTGTCATGTTTGGAAATAACAGAAAAATAGTCTTTATTGTCAATCACAGAGGATACCATGTGTCCACCGGCCCCCGGATTATAGAGTACTATATACATATCAAGTATTTATATATAAGATATCAGAGAAGCCTTCATCATGAGTAGGATCTTCCCAACTTGCAATCATACTAGTAATGACATGTTCTGGGATTTCTTTTCCTGGTCTACTAGACAATCTGCGTAACAGTTCTTTATGTTCAGGGGTTTTGAACACAACCGCAATATGTTCATAGTCAGGTAACATGTTAAACTTGCGGGCACGACTTTTTACTGTAGTACTGGTTTGATCCCAAATTATATCACGTTTTATAGCACGTGCCATAGCAACTTCTTTGGCCATCAGTTCTACCGCAGTGGGCATAAAATCTGCAAACACTTCTGAATAGGTTTTACCTACTTCCTTAGCATAGAATTCTACCCATTTGTCCGTACTAACTTTAGCACAGGGCAAGGTCCAAACTTGATTTTCTATCCATGTGGTTTTACCACTACATGGCACACCAATCAATTGATAACATTTGGGCATTATTCTTCTCCTACTAACTTACATACCAATTGAAAATGTTCATAAGCATTACGAACAGATTCGTACTTCATTAACTTTTCAGCTTCTTCCATCATGGCTTTGACTCCTGCTTCAGCACAGTCATGCACACTAAGTCCATGAAGTGTGCAGAGTTCGTCTCCAAACTCTTTAGCCAGTTTTTCCCATGCCTTTTTTTGACCCAGTGTAATAGGAGTTTGTTTGGGACGTAGTTCGCTAGCCTTACTAATGGCTCGGCAGATAGCATCTTCAGCCACACGACCGGCGGCAATCATTGGAGCATAGGCAGGATCGATGTTATATCTACGGCTTGAACCACCTGGATAACTCATAACCAAATGCGTACCTTTGGTAAAGCCGTCCAAAAAATCACTATCATATTCACTAATAGGAACATATCTACGTCCCACTTTTTCATAATATATTTTCTTAGTCATTAAATATCTCCTTCATGATTAGGCATTATAAATCCCCATTCGTTTACTGTACCATTAACGTCATAAGACTTTTCGTTTTCGTCATAAGTCCAACCCAGTACCCGCATCATTTTGTGTTTAACTAATAAGTTGGGAATGCGAAAACGTTCGCAATCTGCAAAACCCATCATTACACCAATTTCTGCTACAGCTCCACTACGGCAAATACCAGCATGACAATGAACAACAACATTCATGCGATTTTCCTGTGCATGTTGTAAAAGCCTAACAAGTTCTTTAGCTTGGCTATCTGTGATAGCAAAATCACTCATATCAATTGTTCTGCCATCGCCAGTATTGGTCACACCATCGTCTTCAATATCTAAAAAAGTAAATTTGTGTACTTCTTTAAATTTATGCTTGGGAGTAGGAAATGCCATGTCATGGTCTGAAATTTGAATCAACATGCTATTTTCTCCACAATTGTGGTGTTGACCTTTCGCTACATTTTCCAAGGGAATATTTTCAATCCATGGCATGATTTTCTCCTTTAATTAATTATAACATTCAATTGATTTTCTGTCAAATAAATACAACATGTATCCCGTAAAGTATAAACCAAAATCATTTCTATCCCCTGATCCTGCGGTGATAGATTATTCTAACATATTTGAATTACCAAATATGGTTAGTCAATCTATAGCAGACAACTTAAAAAAATATGCTATGGATGAACAGGCAAGTGGTCTACACAGGCGTCAATCAAATGTCAATGATGGTTCAGAATTTTCTACATGCCAAGTTCATGAAACAATGTATGCATTTGGATACGACAATAGTATATATCAAATCTTACATGATGCCTGGACACTTCACGCAAGTAAAATAAAAAATGATATCCTATTCATAGAACCATATGAGATAAAAATCTATCATCCAGGTGACTATTTCAGTACACATCATGATGGGTCTATCACAGATGACCTAACACAAGAAAGAAAAGTAAATTTGATAATACAGTTATCAGATAGCAATGATTATGAAGGTGGGGATTTATATGTTGCTGACCATCATGTTAGTAGAGCATTTGGTAGTTGTGTGTTCTTCCCAGCTAATTATCCTCACAATGTTACTAAAATTACTAGGGGAAATAGGATTTGTTTGATTGGTCGCAGTTGGGGACCAAAACTAAGTTAGTGTTAGGCTACTCACACCACATGAGCCCCTAACTGAGCGGTTACTCTGTCCATAACATTTCTTCTTATGGGAAGGTGTTAAACCTCACCTAATGCGTTCCCGTATTCCCTACACAGGATCGGATGGTCATAGCACTACAAACCTAGCACTCTTTATGGTGACTGCCCCACCCCCTTTGTATAACGGACAAGGGCGTCCGGGTGTCTTTACAAATCTGTATAGCGGTCAGAATTTTTCTTACGTTGTCGGTCACTATTACGATAGCGTTCTAGATATTCTCTACCAACTAAACCTTCTTCAATTTCTCTCAAAGCGATTGTCATTGGTTTAGGCATGTCATCTTTATTCGTGCCAAGGTCAGTTAACTTGGTTCTATGACCTGTAGTTAATTCTCTGACCCTCAATGATGCGATGAGAACTAAATCAAATCTGTTACCTACTTTGTCTACTGCTTTTTCGCTTGTGTATCTAGATGATATTGATGACATATTTTCCTTTATAAATTTGGAGCGGGAAATCGGGTTCGAACCGACGACCTAGTGCTTGGCAAGCACTCGCTCTACCAACTGAGCTATTCCCGCAAATACTTGGTACCTGAACACGGTTTCGAACCGCGGACCCTCTCGGTGTAAACGAGATGCTCTACCCCTGAGCTATTCAGGCATAATTCTATTTAGCCACCTTGTTGACTGTCTTTAACTTCTGTCTGTTTAGCAATTTCGTTGAATGCCTCATCTTCCAATTGTGCGTCTTCAATTACTCTTGGATCAGGCTTACGAAAAATCATGTTCCAGTTATTGTCAAATGTGTTCAAATCAACACTATATGGACGAGGCATACTACCCTTACTCATTACTTGCTATCCTTATCTTTACGTGCTGAACGTAGTCCTGACTTTTCAATCTCAACAAAACTACGAATAATAGCTCCACGTAGGTGCGGATCAAGATATTGCGCCGCGGTACGCTTAACTTGTTTTGAAATTTTCACTGCCTTAGCATCATACCCTCTACATGTCATAACATTTCCTTTTAATAAAATTGGTCGGAGTACAAGGATTCGAACCTTGGACCCCCTGGTCCCAAACCAGGTGCGCTACCAGACTGCGCTACACTCCGTTATTCTTTTTAATTTTCATCCCTACAAATGTTCCAAAGAATGCTCCAGCCATTGCCGGAATCATTAACCAATGGTTGGTCGTATAATTTATAACTGCTACACTTCCTAAAATGTAACAGGCTACTGACCAAAAACTTGCTCCTAATACATTATTATTTGCTACGCATCTTAAATAGTATGTGTATACCACATCCAGTAAAAAAATAGCAAAAAAAGTAATGATGTACTCTAACATCACTTGTCCTTATCCTCTTTATCCTTGCGTTCAATTGCAGGAGGAAAATGAGGTTCAATTACATAATGATTAGCTGTCCACCAACCAAATGCTGATATAAATCCATATACAAAAATTTCAACTATCATAACTTTCCTAGAATGAAGAACTCCCTAGCTGTCCTGTTAAGCAACAGAAGGGAGCCGTGTTAATTTTGGATGCGGGTGACAGATTCGAACTGCCGATGCTCCTGGCTTATGAGACCGAAGTGGTGACCACCCTACCCGCGTAATCTATCTAACAGTAAAAGATAAGTCTAAAATTAGATTCTTGTGCTTAATTGCCCAATCTAATAATTCAAACACATCTTTTGGATCTAACTTTTTAGCAGTCACATGTGATATCATATCAGTATCAACGTAACCCGGTTTTAAATTTATAATTTGCGGATTAGTTTTCTGTATGTTTCTCAACTGTTTGACTGCTAAATCTAGCGTACACTTGTGAATATAATAGTAAAAAGGTCTCATTGGTACTGGGTCACTACCAATCATGCTACCATCACTTGACCTACTACCTATAGTCACAATAATTTTATCTTTATCTTTCCATAACTCCCACATCTTAAGTAATAATGTTGTCTGTGCAAATCCTAAATTAGTTTTACGTAATTCAAAATCATACGCATTAATAACAATCATATCACAATCAATGCTTGCGTTTGCAACTGCCTCTATACCTTCTTCACTAGATAAGTTGGGAGTTGTAGACCTACTAAAGCCTATAACCTCATGTCCCTGACTTGCAAAGCCATCGCTTAGTGCTTTACCTATTCCTCTAGTGTGTCCAGTAATTGCAATTTTCATTTACGCTTTCTATACTTGGTGGAGGTGACAGGACTCGAACCCGCTACCTACTGGTTGCAAACCAGTCGCTCTCCCAGGTGAGCTACACCCCCAAAACTTTTTGGTGCCCCAAGAGAGACTCGAACTCTCACGCTTTTGGCAGTGGCTTCTAAGACCACCGTGTCTACCATTCCACCATCGGGGCATTTAATCTAACATGTATTGTATCATGTTAGTTTGAATTTGTCAACTTAACTCCAATCATATGTTGGATTAATTTTCCCACTTGCTATCACTTCACCCTCAAGTAAAATATTGATTTTTACTTCATCTGGATTAATCTGATAGATATCAGATATCTGTGATATGTCCAAGGTCATATTTTCTTTTAAATACTGTTTGATTTCTTGCTTTAACGTGTTGTCCATAGTTAATCTCCTGATTAACTATTTAGTTAAAAGAGCCTACCAAATCCCCAGTGCCTTTCTTGACACCACCAGCATTCACCGCAATGCCCTTCAGTTAATGTAAAACTTTCACAGGAACGTGTCAATGGAAATAATTCTTCTAGTACATTTAATTCTTCATACATACCGCGTATAACTTGTTTGTCTACGTTTATAAACGGCACATAAAATTTATTGTCTCTACTTTTATAATAGGGTCTTATTACCTCAGGATTACGTTCATTATGTGTAAAGTTGTCTCCAAAAAAATCATCGGTGACATTTACCGGGGGATTCGCTGTTGTACCAGTATACATGTAATTAATAATACCATTATTAAGATTATCTCTAGGTAAAACAAACATGTTAGTAATATGCTGGTCATCTACAAATGAACAGTGATGAAAAATTTCATTATCTTTTCTACCGGTCATATCAATCAATTTACCAATCAAATTAGATACAACATGCGGTGCTACTCTATTCTTTGATTTACCAACGCATGTATATACATGGATTGGGCCCGGTGCGTGTTTCATTAGTATATATAATAAAATTGCACTATCAGCACCACCGCTTACACTAACTCCAATTGGACCTTCGTGGATATCTATATTTACGCTATTAACTGTTATTGTTTGCATGATATTTTTATTTATCAGTGGAGCGGGGTAAGAGAATCGAACTCTCAGCATTAGCTTGGAAGGCTAAGGTATTACCACTATACGAACCCCGCAATTTGGCGTCCCCCTAGGGACTCGAACCCCAACGAACGGTTTTGGAGACCGCTATGCTGCCATTACATCAGAGAGACAAAAATGAATTTGTTTACCGTTACACAATGTCCAAGTCGTGTGCGGAGCCCAGGCATGGAGCCAGACCTGCTACGGACATCAGGTACACTAACAAGTGTCTTGGGCAACTCGCTAGTCACATATGGTTACCGTACGCACGTAAACAAAACCTTTGGCGGAAACGGTGAGATTCGAACTCACGGTGCCATCGCTGACACGACAGTTTTCAAGACTGTTGCAATAAACCGGACTCTGCCACATTTCCAAATTAGTTGGGGGTTATCCTCCCCGGATGTCCGTACCTGGCTGTTCCTTTCCAGTTCACCAGTAAATCCTGGCTATACGTCTTTGCAGTCCTTTCGGATCCTGTGCCGGACAATTTTTACCATATATAAACACACTATGTATCTTAGTCACGTGTAGTTTTGGAGGGCTACACTACAGACCCAAATAGTTAGACCGCGAATCTAACCCAACCTATAGTATGTTTATATATGGTAGAAGCAGTGGGGCTCGAACCCACAACTTTCCGGTTAAAAGCCGGATACTCTAGCCATTGAGTTATGCTTCCATAATATGGTCCCTCCGCTGAGAATTGAACTCAGTCTTCTCGGATTAAGAGTCCGGTATGCTACCGTAACATCTCGAAGGGATAGTACGTATTAATTTGATTTTACGTGCCATCCCTAGACCATACATGGAATCTAAAGATGACACTAACGTTTGCTACGTTTCATGTCATTTCCTTTAAGTTAAAAATCTGCTGGAGGTGAGGGTGAGATTTGAACTCACGGTTTTAGGGATTTGCAATCCCTTGCATTGGGCCGCTCTGCCACCTCACCGAAAAAATATTATTGGCGGAGACGGAGAGATTCGAACTCTCGGTACAAGTTTTTGCTCATACGTCTTCTTAGCAGGAAGGTGGTTTAAACCGGCTCACCCACGTCTCCAATAATCACACACTAACAATTTGGTGGGCCCTGTGTGATTCGAACACACCACCAATGGATTATGAGTCCACTGCTCTAACCGAATGAGCTAAGGGCCCCACGTTTGGTGCGAGTGGCCGGAATCGAACCGGCATGCCCTTTCAGGCGAGAGATTTTAAGTCTCTTGTGTCTACCTATTTCACCACACTCGCAAAAATTTATATTAGTTCCTGCTAACACCCATCGTCACTAACAACCGTTGAACAGTTTCCTGTTATTTGCTCTGGCGGTCCCAAGGGGATTCGAACCCCTGTCGACGGCGTGACAAGCCGCTATATTTACCAGGCTATACTATGGGACCATGTTCTTGGTGGAGACGGTTGGAGTTGAACCAACAGTGCCGAAGCGGCTGATTTACAGTCAGCTGGGGTTACCAGTTTTCCTACATCTCCGATATTGGTACTCGGTAGGGAATTCGAATCCCTGTTCACGCCGTGAAAGGGCGTTGTCCTAGGCCTCTAGACGAACCGAGCATTAGTTAGGCGCTCCTTGAAGGATTCCCACCTTCTATCACCGAGAGGCTACGTAAGCCCCACCCACTGCCCTTAGGTGCTACCTAAGCGTGGTCCAAAGTTGCGAACTTTGCGTGGACGTATCTGAGCATAAAATGTTATATGTAAGTAAACTAAAGGAACCATTGTGCATCTATCTCTACTTACGGGAACGTCTCCACGTAAGCCTGCACGGTCATTACAGTCCTACAGTTTCCGCCATCTCACTTGCCACCTTGACAGTGGTTCGCCTGACTTCATGAGCTATAAGATTGCGTAGGGCGGCCCCTGTGCTCCTCTCTTACAGCTCCTAACGGTGTAGGTAACCTTTACGATACTTACATATAACACCTTGAAAATCAAGATGCTATATGAAACTTAATTTTTTAAAGAACACGTTAAAAAGTCTGATAACTTCTCAACTCATGTAATGATTGTATCACTACCTCGATTTATTGTCAAATGATTTTTTGTATTTCTACAACAATCTTTTACCAACTAATCTGAATCAATTTCTCAACTCATGTAATGATTGTATCACTACCTCGATTTAACGTCAACTTTTTGTTGTTGTAAAATTACAACAACTGTTATTGGTCCGGCGTGAGGGAATCGAACCCCCATAATGACTTTAGAAGAATCATGTCCTATCCGTTGAACGAACGCCAGAGAATTTCTAAAAAGTGTATTATACTTGTGATTCGATTTATTGTCAAGCCTGACAACAAAGATTTATTTGGCTCCCCTGCGTGGGCTCGAACCACGGACCAATTGATTAACAGTCAACTACTCTACCACTGAGCTACAAGGGAATATTTGGTGCCCCCTGTCCGACTCGAACAGACCACCTACTGATTACAAATCAGTTGCTCTACCAGATGAGCTAAGGGGGCGAATACTTATTTAGATGAATTATACACTAGGCTGATTTTTATGTCAACCTAGTTTAGTAGAATTCTACTATGTTTAGGGACACCTGCTAATAGGTATTCCATTTGATCCGCTAAAATCGTGCGATTTTGTAGAATCATATTTTCATAGTGATTTGGTACGTAGGGTACGTACAACAACTCCATACGTGCTTGTTTTAGTGTCTTGTGACTTTTCTTGCTATTGCAGTCTTTACATGCAGTAACAACATTCATCCAAGTGTTTTCACCACCCAAAAATTTAGGGACTATATGGTCCCTACTTAGGTGATGATAATTTGGGAAGTGGTCCCCGCAGTATGCACATATGTGTCGGTCCCGACCAAACAGTGTTTTGTTACTTAGTGCAACATTTGCATGTTTGTATGGATTAAATCCATGACCTTTAACTGCAATTATACTTGTTGTTTCTAAATAACTTGTTTGTCCGTCACGTTGTGTTCCACCACGATATTTTGCAATGACTTCTCCTAGTGCCCATGCCACTGCTTTTTTTGCATGATATGTAATAGCATCGTCAGTAGAAATCCATTGTCTTGGAGTACCAGAGATATCTAAAGTTAACACAGACATGATTTTTCCTTTCTTAGACTATGTTGGCGGATTCTGCAGGACTCGAACCTGCGTTGCCACAATCGGAACGTGGGGTTCTATCCGTTGAACTAAGAATCCAAATTATCAAAAATTTTAATATTATCTATGGATATACTATGCTTAACTGCATTGTCAAATATAAATTGTTTCCATTCTTCAGCAGCCTCTAGATTTATCCATAATCTTTTAACTTGACCAAGACCCACTGGTTCATGGTAGCCTGGTGTTTTTCCTTGACTAGTAAGTAATACTGCTTTTTCAAAAGCATCATTTATAAAATCAATTTCAGCATCACTCCAGTCGGCAAAAGATTCTTTTGGATTAGCAAAAGTAACAACGGTGTATTTAGTATACATTAGACTTTTAAACAAGCTACATCAGGAACGGCAACATCAAATTTATTTGCATTTGATATTAACATTGCATTGAATTTTTGCATTGCCTCTAGAGGGGGCAATACGGGATCTACATCATTGTCAAAAATTTCTAAACTAGAAATTCCCACATCATGTTTTTCACCATTAGCTAACATAGAAATCTTCCACGCCTCAGCAGATTCTTGCGTAGTAAAGTATTTCTTTACACGACCAGGACCGTCAAGTGTGGGAATTAAGTTATTTGGTGTTTCTTTGGCGTCGATGAATACTTGAAGTTTTTCCATGTTATCCATCATGAATGCTATTTGATTTTTTGTTAATTCTTTTGTGGGATTAGCAAAAACTACCAATCCGTATTTTTTATATGTTAGTTCCATGTGTCATATCTCCGTAGACATATTTATAAACGTTAATTAACAATAAATTATTTTATAAAATAATATCTGGATCTTTATCATTATCAAAAATGTCTACACTTTTTAATCCAACATTGTATTTTTGTGCGTTAGCAATCACGGTTGCTTTATATGATTCTGCTGCCTCTAGTGTCGTAAAATATCTTTTTACTTTTCCATTTTCATTATCATACAGTACTTCCAATGGAATAACCTCATCATGATGAGTATCTCCCGAATTTACATGTTTTAAACGTTCTTCTTTATTAGCGTTTGTATATGCAATTTCGTTGTCAGTAAAATCTTGAAATTGTTTAGATACATTATATGATATTACCATATATTTTGTGTATTTAAGTGTCATTATTTAATACCTTTTTAAACTTTAACGATTTTAGACGGATCCCAATCAGTATTGTCTAAAATTTCTAAACTTTTAATATTAATATTAAATTTTTGTGCATTGGCTAGTACTACTTCCTTATACGCTTCTGCGGCTTCTTGAGTTTTCCAATATCTTGTTACTTGTTGATTTTCAAAATCAAAGCCACAATATGGATGTGTTTCATTATTTTTTTGAGCCTCACTTCGATATGATTCATTGGCAGCGGTATATTGTCGTACATTATCCGGTACATTATTACCATTGTCGGGATTTTGCACCCAGTCTACATATGTTATTAATGTATATTTTTTAAATACTAGTTCCATGATTAATAGTCTCCTGTGCATGTATTTATCACAAAACAGTAAATACTTTATTATTTGGGGTGACTGAGGAGGCTCGAACTCCCGACAACCGGAATCACAATCCGGGACTCTACCGACTGAGCTACAGTCACCATAAAATTGGTACCAGCGGTGGGAATCAAACCCACTCAAGAACGCTAATCTGGCGCTAAAAGGCTTATAAGACCTCTCTGACTATCAAGTCTCGCTGGCAATATTCAACACCCCGTAGCCGGGATTCTGTTCTATCCTAACATTAATCTTTGCCACAACCCAAATCAATAGCGCAAGTGTTGCCTGATTCTGTTTGTGTTGCTTGTTGTATCACGGTGGTTTAACGAAATAACAAAGTAAATTTCAGACAAATAACAAAGTAAATTTCTCCCACTCGCACTTGCCACAAGTCCCGAACTTCCTCTGTTTCCAGCGTTAGGTCGGATGTTGAAATACTGGTACCCCCGCTCCGAGTTGAACGGAGAAAACTTTTCCTTTTGAGAGAAACGACTTTGCCAATTTGTCCACGGGGGCATAAATACAATATGCAATCCGATAAGTATACCGAATTCATGTTGTTATATAAACATTTTTCTAATGAAAAATATAAGATACCTGCATCATATACTACAAGTACAGAGTTTGTACTTAATCCTATACTTTCTCCTACTAAACAAAAAGAATTTGTTCAGTTAGAACTATTTGGTACCGACGACAAGAGTTGAACTTGTGACACCCTGTTCTTCAGACAGGTGCTCTACCATCTGAGCTACATCGGCATATTGGTGCCTCAACCTAGATTCGAACTAGGCACCCCCGCCTTATCAAGACGGTGCTCTAACCAAATGAGCTATTGAGGCAATGATTGGTGGTAATAGATGGACTCGAACCATCGATAGACTGCGTATGAAGCAGTTGCATTAGCCGCTATGCTATATTACCTTGGCACCCCCTGATGGACTCGAACCACCGCATGCGGGAATCAAAATCCCGTGCCTTACCAACTTGGCGAAGAGGGTATATTTTGTTTGGTGCGACCGGAGAGATTCGAACTCCCGACTCCCAAGTTCGTAGCCTGGTACTCTATCCAACTGAGTTACGGTCGCATAAATAAATGTATGAATACACTTAATAAATATCACGTTGAAATAAACATATGTAGCCCTATAAAAGATACATCATGTATTGATTTTATCAATAATCTTAAGATTGATGCAACAAAAATTCAAAATCAATACGCTCATCAAGCAGGTAAAAAATATTTTTATACAGGCGCTGATGAACTTATACATGCTATTATTAATCCTGAATTGTCTGAGATTTTTAAATCAAAAAATTTAACACCAAAATGGGTTTTTATTTTCGGTCATGCACGTAAAGATTTATATCCTAATTTTAAAAACCCAACTGTTCACACAGATTTAGTTGAAGTTAACGGAGAGTGGGTTAAAATTCCATTTTCAATTAACTGGGAATTATCTGAAACCGATACTGAATTTAAATGGTGGGACACATCTAACACTAAAGTATGGTACCCTAGTGTTGAAAAAATGGTTATACCAAATGATCCAGTCAGCAGAGTCAAGTCTTGCTGGTACGGTGATGTCCCACCAATGACGGTTGGGTTTGAACATAATTTTCCATGTTTAGAAACATTTACTCTTAAGAGTGGTAGTGCTAGTCTGATTAATCCATCTATAGCACACAGCACGACATATCCTAGTGGAGCTGATTATAGATGCGGATTAAGTTTTAAATTTCCAATAGAACAGATTTCTACATGGGAACAAGGTTGTGAATTGTTCAAAGAATTTGTTATTCATTAATACTCTATGCTTAGCCTTTCAGGGGCCAGGGCGTTGTTCTCATAGAGTACTAGTGAATAACGCAATTTCTTGCGTTATGTTGGGGTCAATACCCCAACCAGTGATTTTACAGTCTGCGTTATCGCCACAGATTTCATCCTACTGTCCGCCCGTTCGCTCATGTTTTACGTGCAAGCTAGGTCCTCGTTACCTATACACACGTTGCGTTAAGCTATACTATAACTTGCAAATTTCTTTTGCTGTTCAGAATATAACCTAGCACGTTCAATCTTATCTTGAATAAGTTTCTGAAGCTGTTCTTTAGACAGTTCATGTCCAAAAGCAGTTTCATAAGCCTGTTCAACAATTCGTTCATTCAAATTTGAATAATCGATATTATTATATTTCATCGTTTTCCTTTCTACAAAACAAAAACCCCTGAAAACTTTCATCTTCAGGGGTTTCATAAACTTGTTAGAGTGTTACTTTATGTGTAACCTACTCCTGCTATGAAACCCCTACGTAAACTTGTATCATTATATGACCAGCGAATACTTAGAGTATTTTTCCCCTCAAAGGCTACAACCGGCATCTGTAGTGATGCTATCGTATGGTTTAGCGATTGACAGTTAATATGTTTCATAGTATAGTTATTTATCCCTGTTTACAAATTAGTACAATTAAGTACTCCTTTTTGATTCATTGTGTGTAGTATAGCAGGTGTCTGATATATTGTCAACACTTTTTTTAACCTTGTTGCCCAAAAGTCACTTGTATGACCCATCCTCGTTTTTCTCAGCGTAGTCTCCAAGATTGTCCGGTAACTCATAGTCACTACGTTTCATAAGCATGTTGACTTCAGGACCATAGCTTTCACGACCCTCCCAAGGGCTACCAAATGCTATAGTGATTTTCATCTGCTCACTTGTATTGTCTAGACCGTGAGGCCAACTGCCATCCATCAAGAAAGGTGTGTCAATCTTTGGTGCATTGACTATACCGCTCTTTGTGATATAGTATAGCGTATCGGTGGTACCTTGTAAAACAATTCGGAACTTATGCTTACGCATGCCAACTTCACGCAGTCTACTGTCAATATGGTCTTTGTTCTGTGTACCACCAGGTGTCAATAGCAACATGATTCTACTGCTATCAGTGCCTGCCCAAGGAAACACTACATCTTGAAAGTATTCTTTGATTGTGGGCGGGGTAAAGCTAGACCAAACAAAATCAGCGTTAAACCCATTAGACTTGTACATACTGTCTACACCTGAGGCTGCACCTTTGGTCAATAATGGTAGCATGTATAAACCTCTATAGGGTTCCCAAAACATATCTTTACTACCAATCAGTGGATAAATTTCATTAAGAACTTTTGTTTTATCTATCATTGGTATATTAATGCTTGCAAACAATAAATCATCCATATCAAATTCCAAATAAAAGTTTTCTTGCGTTATCAAATGTTAGGGTAGATTCACTACGTGGACGAATACCCATCATTGTTCTACTGTTGCTACTTTGTGTGTTATCCCAATCATGATAAATTGTTGTATTAAATAGTACTGCATAATCTTGTGAAAAGTGAGTGCTGATTAATTTTTTTGGCTTACTTAGATTAACATCAGCCATAAATGTCAGTTTTTCATATTTCACAATGCCTGCACTACTGTACCAACTAGTTATGCATTTATCATCATTGATGAAAACAGGATAATTAATTCTAAAGGGTACAGGTGTTTTTAATTTACCATCTTCATCTGTGTGTATAGGGCCTTTAACTTTGGGTAGTGTTGTTAGATATGCGGCATTTCTATCCAAATGCAATAAACTACTTAATGGATTATCGTCAATTACAATTTTTAAATTTTCTTCAGTATTGACATATAACTCATCGGTATCATAGCTAGGTATAGCCTCTTGGATAGCCGCAACACAGTTGTTGTAAGAATTTTTAAATTGTGATTGATTTGCAATATCTTGTAATTGTTTGGTGTACGCTGACAAACCCTCGTATGTGAAGGTTATATAGTAGGGACTGCAATCTTGTATTATAGTAAACATTATTTTAATTTCACGGTTAGTAACCACTGCGGTGTGTTGTTAAACAACACCATTTCACTACTGGGCTCAAAGTTAACATCAGGTAATACTTTTCTTAAATGATATTTTCTGATAGATTGAAACATTCTATAGTTATAGTCATTAAAAGATAGTATGAATTCTTCAAACCCCTGTTCTCTAGCACGTTCTAAGTGATGTGCTATCAGATATTTATGTGAATAACTTTTGATTGATCCTAAACCTTTGCAAATTTTTTCAGCGTTGGAGAACCAACGAAAGCCACCTTGATAAACTTTTTTGCCGTTGTGTACTCGGTGTATGCCTCCTGCACAGCACCATACCTGGTCATTGACATACAACATTTGATATATGTCAAGTTGGTCATTATCAATAAAACTCAATAAACTCCAAGGATGTTTTCTTCCATAGTTGTCTGGTAGTTCTTCTACAGTTTCACAATCAAAATAGTCAAGTGCCGCACGTGTTAACTTTTCAGTAAACTCAACTTTATTTTCAGGCGTCAGAACCAAAACTTCAATCTTGTCCATGTTATTCTGCTACTACACCAACCAAGTGAAGTCTTTCCATTTCTGAACAGTTCATAAAAGTATGATTGTTTCTAGTGTCAGCCCAATATACATTACCTGTTTCCATATAGGTTAACTTTGCAGTGTCTCCTTCTTTAAAAACAAAATAACACTCTGGATTAGTTATCAATGGAATATGTATTCTAGGTGTTGAATCTCTGTGTATGCTATAGCAACTCATTCTATTAACCCACATGAATCGTGTTCTATACATCTTATAGTCACTAATTAACTTTTCAAAGATAGTGTCTTTAAAATAAGGATTTAATAGGTTATAGTCTAGCTCCATACCACGATTTCTACCTACAGCACTAGCCCATTCGTTTTTAGTCCAGGGTTGGTTTGTCTCTGGATTAATAGTCTGTGTTTGACTGTTCCAATGGTCGTTTTCTATTTTGTATTGTAATCCTGCTTGACGACCTTTATGCCCCATGCTAGTCCATTGAATGCCGGATTCTAGTTTATGATATTCAGTTAGAATATCAGTTATGTCAATTGAATTTAATATTTTTATCATAGTTGATGTTTCCAAACTCAATCATACTGACTCTAGGATTAGTCAACCAAAACTCTATAGCGTGTAATACTTCGCTGTAGGCTATAGGATCTTTATCTGGATAACTTTCTAAGTAACCCATTTTCAATAACAACATTGGCAATGGATTGTTTTTCTTGACTTCAATATGTGTTAGTTCTATATGATATTTATTAATATAATAGGGGTTATCTCTTTTGCTTATCCAATATTCATTAGAACCCATACTGCCGCTGGTAATGGTTTTTATATACGGTGCTAGTTTTTTTAGCAATACCAATTGTATATCATGGCAGTATGCATTGTTAAAAAAATAATCACAACCACTGTCTTTTACAAACTCAACAATTTTATCTGTGGCGGTCTCCAAATCAAATCCATTACTCCTAGACAACCCAATCACTTCGTGCCCTTGATTTATAAAGTGATTATAAATTTGTAATCCTAATCCTCTAGTATGGCCTGTAATTATAATTTTCATTTTATATAAAATAAATTTTGATGTTGGTTCGCCGGCGTTCCCAAATGCATTGCACCGGTATTTTTCTTAAACCATTCTAAATCATAAAACGTATTAAATGATTCAGCTTGATTGCTTATATAATCATCTGTGTCTATTACTAGTCTGGACGTGTCTATCCAATATGCAAACTTTGCACATTGCAATGAATAAATAGCTGATACGTTGTCATATCGTTCTAATAACCATTTATTGAACATTGGAAATATTTCTTTACTCCAAATAGTAAACAATATTATACCGTTGGGATTTAGTAATTTTTTTAAATCTTCTAATTCATGTTTTGTTTGTTCAAACGTTGTATGAGTGAATACACTATAACATAATATTACATCAAACTTCTCACCCATTGGTACATTAGATAAATTTAAATTCTTCTCGCCGTTTGGATTCCATGCTTGATGCCATTTATTGTAGTGTAAGAATTTACAATCAGTATGTATATTAGTTGCTGTCATAATTGATTTTAACATTATGTCTGCACCAATATATTTGGTAGTGTCTATGTAACCACGTGCTGAGTTTAGATAATTACCTTGATTACAGCCATAATCAAGTATAGAAACGTTATGCCAATCAATGTTCAACATACTAGAACTAAAAACTTGAAATAAATTTTTATTGTCAGGCTGTAAGTAATCTTTAAATTGTTCCATTGATGTCATATATTTTATGTAACCTGTTTAAAGTTTTGTTAGCAATATCTATATACCCGCGACTTAAATATTTTTTGTATCGACCCATAATACTTTCAACTGGCCAATCAAAAATATTTTCATTCATCCTAATAACCTTATTGAGTATGTCATACATTGTACTTTGATTTGTAATATAATCTATACCATCGCAGGCAATAGCACCCATGGTATAATCTACACAATATAATCTTTCTTGTACAGTTACTGGATGGACAAATGCTTGAAATTTAAAATCATCGATTGTCCAATAAGTACCGCTGTTACCTAACCAATTGGTTTCTTTAATAGTTGTTGCCAGTGGTTGTAATTTTTCTTTTACGATACTAAACTGTTCTTCATTAGTGCAACAAATATCTAGGTCATCAGGTAACCACAGTGGATCGTATCCTAATTTTTTTTCAAGTAACCATGTCATGTAGCTACCTGTTATAAACGGGCCCGTTTTTAAATTCAAATTTATTAAATCAGTAATAAATTTTACTGGATCGTTCATTTTACACCTATAACCATGAACCGTGTGAATCCCCAAGTTTCGTATTGAAAGTGTTTGGTACCTGTATATGCATACTCACTAAGTGGATAATGACCTATAAAATCATCTAGTGTTTCACTATGTACAAAGTGGTCATCATGCGGCATGTCATTACCTTGCAATATAATTCGTGTACCTTTGGGAATATTATCGAACCAATCCATGACATGAAAATGTTCAGTGGATGTGTTGATAACTAAGTCTCTGTCTCCATCAACAATTTGATTACAGTCTTGAGTAAATGCTTTGAAGCGCCAGTTCTGCCATTCCCAATTTTGATTGACTAGATTTGCAATTTCTTCACACTCAGGATGAATATCATAACTTCTGATATGGTCAACTTTAAAGTTACCGCGGCTCAATAACAAGAACGCAGTAATACCATACCAACCTGCATAGATGTGTGTAGTCTTGCTAGTCCAGCCTGTTTTTTCTAATTCTTCGCATAGCCATAGTTTACTACCTATTTGACCACTAGAAAATGCGTCCTTGTTAACTTCCATGTTACAATGCCACTTTACCTATAGCGTTAACGATTGCGGCAATTTTACCAACAGCCTGTAGTTGTTGCACAGTCATGCCTTCTTTTTTAAGCGCATCATAGTGATTCCTAACACAGAATTCACACTTACCAATAATACTTGCGGCTAATGCATACATCTCAAATTTCTTTTTACTTACACCGCCATGATTAGCATATGCATTCATACGTAAGCCGAGCGGAAGACCCTTTAAGTCAGGGTCTTGTGTCATTTCTGCAAATGGATAATAGATGTTATTCATTGCCATTAATGCAACTGCGGTCTTCATTGCGTTGCGTTCCGGATCTGAACTCTCAGAGAACAACGGACTGTTCATTTCAATTTCAAATGCCAAAGCACCGTTGTTGCTAGCAATAGCCGCAACATACGCACAAGCATGTGCATCAACTGGGTCTAAGCCATGTCGTGTCATGATTGTATCTAAATTCAATTTGATATCCTTGCAGTAATCAGGAATAGCTTCCTTAACTGTTTCTACCCAATTGCCGTTAACATTGATTGGTGGCATGTTAACGCTGTTAATATCTTTTGGATTATTCATTTTGCTTCCTTTGCTAAATCTTTGTACCCTGCCCAACTAGGATGAATTTTGTCTGGTTGTAGGCTTTTAATGGGTAACACTATATCGTTGTTTTCACTTGCTACCTTTTTAACAATTTCTTGTATATTAGGTTTAATTGCAGGTAATATCCAATAAACTCTGTCTGCCTTAGTTAATTTTCTAAGAGTACGCAACTCATCTTCTGTCTTGACATACTGGTGGTCATTACTACCCAAGCTAATAATTACCGTATTTGCAACAAACGGTGAGTTGGTTATATTCTTATCTAAAAACTGTTTACTATTGATTCCCCCTTTGGCATAGGCAACACATTCTTGTTTAAACTGATGTGTTCCTACTGCAATGCTATCTCCAAGTATCAAGCAATCAATCATAATGTGTCGCCACCGATTGGACGACTACAAGGGCACAGTTCACCAGTTTGCAATGCATCTAGTACACGCAATGCTTCATCTGGATTACGACCAACATCTAAGTTGTTTACTGTAACGTGTTGAATTGTGTTATCGGGGTCAACAATAAATGTTGCACGTAATGCGGCACCAGCTGGTTCAAAGAAAATACCCAATTGATTTGCTAGTGATAGTTCACCACGTGCAACGTCAGCAAAACTCCATGAGTTTGTTTTCTTTAAATCTTCGTGTGCATTACGCCATGCTAGTTTACAGAACTCGTTGTCTGTTGAACCAATTAATAAGACAGCATCACGGTCTTCAAATTGACTGCGTAGTGCATCATATGCTACGATTTCTGTTGGACATACGAATGTAAAGTCCTTTGGATAGTAAACGATGATTTTCCATTTACCTTCAAAACTTTTTTCTGTGATTGTTTCAAATGCATTGTCTGGTGTCAATGCACCAGGTTTTACTCCAGTAACTGCAAAACTGGTTAATTTATCGCCTATTGTTTTCATAACTTACTCCTGTGTGTTAGTAAATTATTTATTATATAGATTCTTGCCCATTTAAAATTTGTTTTACCTTATCTACACCGTTTTTAGTAGCTGTTCTCCATGTGTTTATCATATCTATCGAAAAATTTTCTATGGGTATATTAGTAAAGTTATGCAACTTATTGATTAAAACAGTTGGATCTAAATGGTAGATTTCTTTCCAAGATACGAATAATGATGACTCATAGTTTTCTACATAAGTAAAATACTTAGCATAATGGGTAAGAATACTTTTGTCTTGGTTATGAAAAAATTCTAAGTATGTCTTTGATTGTTTTACATTATTCTGGTCTATTTCATACTTACCTAAAAATACACTTGATATTTCAGCTATATCCTCTATATCATATATGATTCTTATAAATTTTTTAAAATAACTACCAAGTAATTCTATATCCCGAATATGTCCTATAGTATAGTAAGGCTTAATAAGCGTAACAATTTCATCATTTAATATCGAATTAATTTTTTTAATATCGGGTATCTGTACCCCAAAAGGAGGACCAGGTATATCTTTTAGCCCAAACTCATGTACATTACCATACGGGCTAAGATTAATTATGTTATTATCTCGTTTAGCACTTACAATAAAATGACAAAGAAAATGACCGCCGGTGCCACTCATGTAAGTTATAGGTATAATATCTTCATTCATGATTCTTTTTGTAACATATCATTTACTAAATCAACCCCATTTGTTGTTGCGTTTCTCCATTGGTTCAATTGGTCTAACGAAAAATTTTGTGCGGGAATATTGGTAAACGTACTCAACTTGTTTATTAATATTGTACTATCAAACTGATAAATTTCTTTCCAACTAATACACAACATTGATTGATTATCTTGATATGTAAAATTTATATTATACTTTACCAGTTGAAATCTCATCGATGGGATAAAAATAGAAAGTTTATTTTTAATTAATTTTTTACTATCCGAAATATATTTGCCTAAAAACACAGTCGTTAATTCATCAATATCGGTATCATCATATGTAATACGTATTGATTTTGCAAAATTTTTATGTATTAAATTAGAATCAACTACATGTCCCAATGTATAGTAGGGTTTTATTTTATCATTTTCTACTGCATATGATAAAAAATATTCAATTTTTTTATCGTCACTATCATACGGGGCATAAGGTGCTATTGGTATATCTGCTCCATTGCCATGAGCATTGCCGTATGCACTTAAATGAAGTTTATACTTGTTATAGTCATTATATTTTGCCGCAACAATAAAATGACAGAGAAAATTGCCACCGGTACCTCCAATATAACTGATTGGGACTATATCAGCATTCATCAGTGGCGCTTTTTATAGTCCTCTACTGCGGCTTTGATAGCGTCTTCTGCGAGGATTGAGCAGTGGATTTTAACTGGGGGGAGGGCGAGTTCTTCGGCAATTGTTGAGTTCTTAATGGTTGCAGCCTCATCCAATGTTTTACCCTTGACCCACTCTGTGACAAGGCTTGAAGAAGCAATTGCTGACCCACACCCATATGTCTTAAATTTGGCATCTGTTATTAGTCCTGTATTAGGGTCTACTTTAATTTGCAGTTTCATTACGTCACCGCAAGCTGGGGCGCCGACCATGCCCGTACCTACATCTGAGTCTTCTTTACTAAAACTACCCACATTTCGCGGGTTTTCATAGTGGTCAATTACTTTTTCTGAATATGCCATATAGTAAGTTCCTTATACTGTATTTAGTCATCTAAATCGTCGGGTAGAACAATCCAGCCTAACTTAAATAAATCTTCACGTATTTCATCAGTAACATAACCTTCACCCACAAACGCCTGTAGTTCTAGATATCGTTGTTTTTCTTTATCATTAAAATTTGCTATTTCTTCTTCAGTTGGACTATTTCTGATACCACTACAGTACCAGTCAATATAATCACCTTCTTCACGCATGTCAGCGATAATACCACCTGCATGTCTCCAACTACAGCTCCAGCGTTTTTCAGTTAGTATAGGCCACACATCATTTTTGGTAAAGTCTCTATTACACATTGATGCATATAAATTTTGTGCGTAAACTTCATCACCTTTGACTTTATCACATATCCATTGGGTACTACGCAAATCATACTCTAAGTTATCTTTTTGCCATTCAGAGTTAACAAGATTTTCTTCGTCTTGCTGTTTAGCAGTTTTCCAAAAATCTAAGTAATCTTCAGAAGGTTCTTTACCCTCTTTTTGTTTACGTTCAATATATTTTTCTAATTGAAAAGTATGACGTTCTTTGCTACTGTTTACTTTATTCATTTTTTTATTTCCATCCAGGTATGGTCTCCCATATACTTGACCTGTGTTATATAATCATAGTCTGTGGGTTTTCCTGTACTCCAATCATTTGGACCATGTGATGTTAGTATCATTTGTTGTTTTCGTGTGTTGAACACCAACCAATAGTAATTACCCATGACAATTTGAAATTGATATTCCGCGGCATAGACCATATCAGTTACATCAAGTCTACGCTTGATATCTTCAGCCTGTTTTTGTAATACGTTAACTAACTCCATGATTCTATCATATTCTTGCTGGGCATACAACCTAGCATGATTAATCATGATATCTTTTTGTTTGGTTACAGGTACTAAATCAAATTTAGGTCCACCTGCCTCAGTAGGATACTCACTTACATTTCTATTAAAGAACGGTACAAGAGAACCCCCCACGTTTAGGTCATAACTAGTCCTGCCTTTGGCAAGATTACTCTTGTCTTCTTCACTCATGTTACTTGAAGAATATCAATGCCATAGCCACTGCTTGTGCCATGAAACCAAATCCAATCGTAATAAGATTTAAACTATCACGTTGAATAATTGCTTTCATAAACAACAAAGCTAGTGCTGACCAAACAATCAAAACAATCTCAACTGGTGGCATTGTGTCAGTAACACCAACCATAAGACCAATTAGATTTGGAGCGGTTGCACCAAATAGACATAGTACCGCCATCCAATGAATTGTTTCAGAAGATAAATGTGTAATCTTTTCTTTAAAGTCTTTGCCAAATTCATTTATTGATTTTGCCATTGAATCGATTATTGTATTAATCATTATTTTTTCCTTTAGTTGTGTGATTGTCTTCATAAAATACATGATTTCCAATTTTTGCTACTTTGTGTAGATTCCAATTTGGGTTAATATAAACTGCATGATAATACAATGCATTTTTTATTCCATCTAGTCTAAACCCTTCTAGCATGACCTTTTTGGCTACTTCGTAGCTTTCTTTGTATGCTGTATTATTGATTGGTTTAGTTTTTTCCATACCGTTAGTACAATACCATGAAAACTGACAAACTACTTTTTCCATAATAATACTCTTTTGATATACCACTGCACAGATATCTTTTGGGAATCTTGGGTCATTAACCCTGTTCAATGTCACTTGTGCTACCGCTACCTTACCTTCGAATGGCTCATAACCTGCTTCTCTGTAGATATTTTGTGTCATGCAATTTAAACGTTTTTCAATTGTATCAACTGGTATATTTTCAACGTATTTGTCTTGACCACGATAGTAATTCATTTTGTAGTGTGTGATACTCTGTGTTACAAGTGCAATTAACATTGCACCCAATAACATGTATACACCTCTAATTACATTTTCCATCTTGTTCTCCTTTTTTATCAAGTTCCCCCGACTAATAGGGACAAAAATATATTATAACAGAAAAAACTGTTATATACAATATTTTTGGTTAATGCACCCAGCAGTCACAGTTACATGCGACAACTTGTTCGATGGCCTGTGATACTGAGTTAGTCGCCGGCAATAAGATACCTGAGGTATAATATGGGTTTAGTGATGCCGGTATCAATTGCTGATACGGTGACTGTCCTAAACTGCCGGGTACTGCTGGTCCACCGGTATCCAATGGTTTACCGGGTCCTGTTGCTACGGTTCCTATAACTATGCCACCTGTTGCTACGGT